TTGGAAATGATATTTATTTGAATTTAATAAAAGAATATGATGTCATAGGATTTAGTAGAAGTAATGGGTTTGACATAAAAGATACTAATAAAATTATTAATGAATTAGAAAGTTGTGATGTTTTTATAAATAATGCTTATGAAAAAAATTACCAAACAATTTTATTTGAACTAATTTTTGATAAATGGAAGTTTTTACCGAAAACAATTATTAATATGAATAGTAGTTGTGTGTATCATTCATCCGATTGGTCACCGGAATATGCAAATAGTAAAAAAGAATTAAAAGAAGTATCATTAAATGCAATCAGAAACCATAAAAATAAAAAAGTTAGAGTTATAAATTTATATCCATCTACTCTATCAACTCATAACGGGTTTGAAAGTTTAAATAAATTAGATACAAAAAATCTTGCAAAAATGATAAATTGGTTAATAAAACAACCACAAGAAATAGAAATTAGAGAAATGAGTATATATTGTACAACATTGAAGAAAGAATTTGAAATAAATAAATTAATATGAAACCTTTAAAATATTGGACACCTGACGGATTTGAAATATCATCATATAAATGGGATATAAAAGATAAAAAAAATAAATCATTTAAAACATCAGGATCCGATAATTCAGGGTTATGCACATACACATACAATGAATTAGGATTTAGAGGAGATTTAATTTCTAAAGATGGCTTTAAAATAATGTCAATTGGGGATTCAAATACAGAGGGTGTTGGAGTTAATGATTATGAAACTTGGCCATCAAGATTTTCAAAATTAATACCAAACAGTGTAAATAATAATTTAGGCATGGGTGGTAGAAGTAATGACTATATTTCTAGATGCTTATTAACATATTATGACCTAATTAAACCAGACTTAGTTTTAATTATGTATACATCTCCACAAAGAAGAGAAATATACACAGAAGATAATAATATAGAACCATTTATGCCAACAGTTTCTTGGGGATATTTAAAAGATAATGAAGAGGGAAAACTAATACAATCAAATTTAACTAAATTACAAAACGATAATGAAGATTTTATAAATTGGTATAAAAATCATTTATTAATTAAATACTTTTTAGAAAATAAAAAATGTAATTGGTTATGGAATGGGTGGATGGGCATTGATACAAATTATGAGGAATTTAATAGGTTCGATGCTGGATATGGCCAGTTTATGGACAAAGGAGTAGACGGTAGTCATCCTGGACCGAAGCATAATAATAATTATAGTAGATACTTATTTAATTACATATATAATAATTTTAGAGATTATCTACCAACGGATCTTACACACCCAAAAAGAGCGTTAATATAATAAACCCAATATATAAATATATTTGGTATTTTGCCATATTTTTCGTATATTAGTATATGATAATACTCCCACAAACCGCAATAACAGATTCTAGTTTCGATAGATGGAAATCACATAGAATTGAAGTAAATAATAAATTTGAAAAATACTACTACCATATAATTCCACTGATTGATGTTGGTGCTAATGAAATCGAAAAGATTGATTCAGTACCTATTATAATTTCATCAGCTTCCGATGAATATTTAGATTCTGATGGAAACCCTACTTACAATATGAGATTATTTGTTTCAGACGATGATGATGATATTGATGAGTTACCACCAATAACTACGGAAGAAGAAATTGAAATTCTGTATAAGATTTTAACAAAAAAAGATCTATTTGTATAAATGACTTGTTAAATTGGAAAATTTTTCGTATGTTTGTATTGTTATTTTACTACTCTATACCCGGTATAAGACAGCTTATAAAAAAAGTAATATAAAATAAAGTTAATTAAAATATAAAATAAAATTCAAAAATGAAACAAAAGTCAGAAAAAGAACTAATAGAAAATTACGATAAGTTTATTAGATTGATTAATAAATACTTTACAGGTGAAAGATTAGATAAAATGTTATTTATGTATTCAGCAAATGAGTTAGGTGGTAATTTAACAGTTTCACCTGCATCTGGTAATTTAAATTATCATAATGCTTATAAAGGTGGGTATATTGATCATATTTTTAATGTTTCTAAAAATGCAATTCAAATGAAAAAGACATTTGAAGAAGCAGGTGGTATTTGTGATTTTACAATGGATGAATTATTATTTGTATCTATTCATCATGATTTAGGAAAATTAGGTACAAAAAATGAATTACATTATTCAGAAAATAATTCAGATTGGCATATTAAAAATAGAGGTGAAGTATTTAAAAGAAATGAAGCAAATTCATTTATGACAATTACTGATAGAACTTTCTTTTTATTAAATCAGTATGGTATTACTTATAATGAAAATGAATACTTTGGTATAAAATTAACAGATGGGTTGTATGATGAAGATAATGAAAAATACTTTAAAGTATATGATACTACTAAATATCTACGTTCAAATATTCAGTATATAATGCATTGGGCAGACCATATGAGTACCATTATTGAAAGACAGAATTATTTAAAAGGAGTATAATTAAAAGTTATGATATAATTAGTGCATGGGTAGGGTATCTATTATTCTACCCATTTTTATTTATTAAAATATATATTAATATGATTTATAAAGAAAAAGTAAAAGGATTACTATCTACATTAGAAGGAAAAATCCGAGTAATTGAAGCCGTTGCAAACGGTTCAATGCAGTTATCAAACAAGGATGTATTACAGATTATCAGTGATACTAAAAAAATTAGAGAACGTATTGAAGAATTGGTTGACATCGAACGTTAAATACAAATTAATTCAATTAAAAAAATAAGTATGAATTGGCTTAAATATTTAGTAGGTGTTTCGGCACTGATTGTGGCTGGGTGCGCTGCGTATTTTTCCGTAACTGGGTTAGGGGTATTATTTTCAGGCGCATCGGTTGAGGTAATGATAATGGCTTCTTCATTAGAATTAGCTAAATTAGTAACTGCAACTTATTTGAAACAAAAATGGTATGATATTAAGGGAATTATTAAATGGTATTTAACTATATCCGTTATTACATTGATGTTAATCACTTCCGCAGGTATTTTTGGATACCTTTCAAACGCATTTCAGGCACAATCACTTCAATTACAACAAGTAGATAGAGAAATTGCAGTTCACCAAACTAAAATTGATCAAAATACTATCCAAATTACACAACTTTCTACTCAAATTACCGAATTTAACACTAATCAGGGTAAAATATTAGATGGTGGTAAGGTAAACTCTCGTCTTATTCGTTCAATTGATAACAGAGATAAACAAATTAGCAAAATTAACGATAAAATTTCGGATTTACAAACACAAAATTCAGAAGAAACCGAAAAAATCAATCAAATTAAGATAAAAAATTTAGATTTGGAGAAAGAAGTAGGTGGTTTTCGTTTTGTAGCCGAATCGTTTGGTATAGAATTGAAAAATGTTGTAAAATTCTTTATATTTTTGATTGTATTTGTGTTTGATCCGTTAGCAGTAGCTCTAATCATCGCATTTAACGGAATGATTGAAGATAAAAAACGTAAACAAAAAGAAGCTTTAGTTGAAATGATGCGAGGTGATGAAGAATTAGGATTGTATGAAGTTTATGGTGATAAAAAAGAAGATTTAGTGGAAAATATTCAACAAAATACCGAAGATAGTGGAAAAATTTTACCAATTGAAGAAAAAACGGATGGTATAGTGGAAAATAATTCACACGATGATACGTATCTTTCTGATTTAAAATGGGAAGAGTTTATGCATCCAGATTTTCCATGGGCTAAGAAGAATTTATGGGTAAATAACCCAAAAGCAGTACAATATTGGATTTCATCTAAAAATGGTAATATGAAAGAACTCAATCGTATTAGAAATGAAGAGGAAAACATAAAAAAATATTAAATTTGGAAATATAAAATATTTTTCGTATATTAGTTGTATGAATTTAGGATATGCCTGTATAAATATGACAATTGGTAAGAAAGTCACTACAAATCGTACTATGATTAAGCGAACTTATCAAGAAAAAGGTTTAGATTATGTATCTGAACTCGCATTACTCAATGCAAAAGATATTATTAAAATTTTAGAGTGGAATAGGTTAAATGGAATTAAATTCTTTCGTTTATCTTCTTCAATTATACCGTGGGGTGATGGATTGGATTTAACTCAATTAAAAGATTATAAAGAGATTAAAAGTGAGTTGAAGAAAGCAGGTGATTACGCTAAATTCCATAATATTCGTATAAATTCCCATCCCGGTCCATTCAACGTATTACCATCACCAAACGAATCAGTTGTTCAGAAAACTTTTGCTGATTTAGAATTGCATGGCAAAGTATTTGATATGATGGGGTTATCTAAAACACATTATAATAACATTAATATTCATTGTAATGGTGTATATGGGGACAAACAATCTGCTATGGATAGATTGATACAAAACTTCAAAAGATTATCACCAAGCGTACGCAAACGACTGACATTGGAGAATGATGATAAGGGTTCTATGTATTCCGTAAAAGACCTTATGTATATTCATAAAAATACAGGTATCCCAATTGTATTTGATTACCACCATCACCAATTTTGTACCGGCGATTTATCAGAAGAGCAGGCACTTAAATTAGCAGCTACAACTTGGCCTAAAGAGATTAAGCAAGAAGTTCATTATTCAGAAAGTAAAGCATTACATGAAAACAACCCAAAAGAAAAACCACAAGCACATTCCTATCTTATTAATGCCCTCCCCAACACATATGGTTTGGATTTGGACATTATGGTTGAATGCAAAGCTAAAGAATTAGCAATTTTACCTTTTATAAAATAATATGAAACTAATAATAGAAAAAAACCAATTAGGACTTACAGATAAACAGTTTGTAGAATACTTAAAAACACCAATTCAAAAAACAGAAATGACTGCTTCTGAAATAGATGAATTGCATAACACATTAGAAAATGGTTTAACAAAGTTTGGAGGTTTGGGTATATCTGCCACACAGTTGGGAATTAAAAAAAGAGCCTGTTTTATTAAATTTGGTGATGATGAAAACGGAAGAGAATTATTATTAATTAATCCAGTTATTACCGAACGTTCTAAAGATGGGTTTTTATTTTACGAAGGGTGTCTTTCAATACCATCCACAATGAAACAACCTATTAGAACTATACGTGCTTGTAAAGTAGTGGTGCAATCCGATAATATGGGTGAATTGGTTTTTGAAATAAACACAGAAGGTGATAAGGAGCAAGTTTCAGTAGAAACTATGATGACAGTTTTGGTTCAACATGAAATTGATCATTTAGATGGAATTACTGTTAAAGATAGACAATATACGACTACTATTAAGAGTAAAGTAAATTATGGTAGAAATGATAAGGTAGTAATGAAATCTCCAAACGGTGAGTTGGTGGATATCAAATATAAAAAGGCTAACGAATATTTTTTAAAAGGGTACGAAATCGTTTAATATATGGAAATAATAATAACACTATTTACTATAATTCTCTTAGCTGCGATTTGGGTAATCTATAATCTTATAACAAAATTGGAAAACTACGAAGATGTTATTGATGATTATGAAAAATTTATAGAAACAGAATTAATAAGAAACGAAGCATTACTGGAAGCATTAAGACAGATAGATAACCGTCAAATGTTTGAGAAGGATGATGAAGTAGGATCTATTTTTTATCAAATAAAAGAAACTATTGAAAAATTCAAACTCAAACAAAATGATAGTAAAGAAGAAGAGAAATAAACAATATTTTACAAAAGATACCGAAAATGCAATTGTAGAATATAATAAATCAGAAACACAATTAGAAAAGGATAAAATATATAAAGATAGAATTAAACCTGCATTTGATAAATTAGCCGAAATAGTTTACAATAAGTGGAAGTTTAGTTACTTTGATGATGATCCACAGGATGTAATGTGTGAAACGGTTGCCTTTATGATTGAAAAGATACATATGTATCAAGAAGGTAAAGGTAAGGCATTTTCATATTTCACAATCGTTGCTAGAAATTATTTAATTCTAGCAAATAACTCCAACTATAAACGGTACAAAGATACCGATATTATGTCACATATGCCGCAGGGGTGGGATACTGAAAATAATTGGAAAGAAGAAACTAAAAATGACGAATATAAAACATTCAATAAACGAATGTTAGAATATTGGGA